ATACAATAGCTTCGTTTATAACATCTTCAATAGCCCCATCAACTTCTGGATGCAAGGCCATCTCTCTATATCTTTTTATTAAATCAAATTCTGTTCTAAAAACTCCTTCAATATCTACATATTGTCCATAAAATCCACTGGACACGAAAAAATCCGAAGAATCTTCAGAGTTCTCCGGAATCGGAGAGACGATAGTTTTTTTAGATCTATCGTCATCTCCGGACTGAATTTTGAAACCAAATAATTTAGGCATTATTCAAATAAATCTTCTATCTGCACTATTTATGCTGGATTTAAAACCTCAGTATCAGTGCCCAACTGAGTAATGCCAGCCGAATCGAGAGCATCCCACCATTGAACCTGTAGGTCAACAGTAAATTCTTCGATAGTATCTGCAGAATCATATGAAAGATCGATTGCACTTACAGAAGTTGGAAAAACTCCATAGAACTCATAGGCTTTTAATACCGGAATCTGCTCGCCAGGTGTTGTAAGCACTGGACTAGTTACATCAGAATTTGCTGATGAAACTGATGATCTTCCAAACTGTTTTACAATCGCATTTCTTTGATATTGAGCCGGATTGATTAATCCAGTATTATCATCATGTTTATTGATTGCATTCATCCACTTTTCAAAAGCAGTTCTGATTGTAAAATCAACGTCGTTGATAACGGTAATTGTCCATACATCAAAAGTCCTATCACCAGCAATCTTAAGATTTCTGCCTCTAAATGGGACATCAATTACACCAACAGTAGATGCAGGTAAGTTAGCAGTTTTAATCATAAATCTTGAAAGTTCACTTACAGATCTGGTATTATCCGTAGTATTTCCAGCAGATGCTGAAGCAGTTGCAAAGGTTGGGAAGTTAATTTCACATTCAAAGAGGTTTGGTCTTGCCGCACCACCAATTAATCTTGCTTTGAAGTCTTCTAGTGTTCTGGAACTAAATCCAGGAGTGTTTGAGAATGCAGCCATGGTTTTTTACCTCGACGGGGATTGATGTTTTTGATTAATGATTAAACAGTTCCAACAACTTCTTCAAAGCTAACTCCAGTTCTATTAGCTATGAAGGTTAGACCAATAAAGTTAATTGATCGTGCAGGCTTAATAAAGATATCAGCTTTAAATTGGTTTGCATCAATAACAGTCGGAGTGTTATTTGATTCATCACATACTACGAGGAAATCTGTGATTCCTCTCTTAGCTTTAACATCACGCAAGTAAGGTTCCACAATATTGAGGAAGTTTGATCTAGTTATAACATCATTAAATTCAAATAGTTGAGCTTTAGCAGCTCTAGCGATAGTAGCCTCAACCGTTAAGAATAATCTTCTAACGTTAATTCTATCGAAAGCAGACGCATAAGATAATCCGGTTTTATCTCCAAAAAGGATTATTCCAGCACCAGGGGAGAATATAACTGGGTTAATTCTCTTTGGATATAAAAGATCTCTTTGTGATTGAGATGGATTGTATGCCAATTTGATTGCATTATTAATAGCACCTCTAGCAGCTCCGGCAGGGGAGAACCAGGGGAAGTTATTAATTGATGTTCTGCACATTAATCCAGCAACATCGCCATTTAGCGGAATATAACGGAAAGTATTATTAAATCTATCAAACATATACTTATAACCACTATCAAATACTACATATGAACTAGATGCTAATGCATCAAAGAAAGTAATGATATTGGAGGTTTGTGTAGCACTACTAGGAACGTTAACTACTCCACCTCTAAACGGAGAAATGGTAACCACACAATCTTTTCTTTCATTGGCTATTGCTATTAATGAATTTGCTTTAGCCTGAGCATCTAGGATAGTGGTTCCTCCACTGGGCCCACCTATTATAAAGTTAATATCATATTCTGCTGGGTTTCTAATTACTTCATATGATTCAAGTACTTTGGATAATGTAACAGCCATTCCTCCAGTTGCAGAAGAATAATCATATCCGTGAGCAAGTGAATAAGTTTTTTGACCTACACATCCAAACTTTATTGATGCGGCATTTTGATTCCAAGTTATAGTCGTTCCAGATCTAGGAGTGTAACCCAAATCTGTAGTAAAACTGGTTGCGGTTAATGTATCTACTTCTCCAGCAAATATATTTGAAGAGTTGCCTGCAACATAACCCTTATAGTGAATACTTTCAGATGGATTGATTCTGGCGTCGAGTGCTTTTGAAAGATTAGTGAATTTTTCTAAAATATTTCCAGAAACACCAGTTAAAGATCCAGAATCATCTACAACTGCAATATGCATTTCATCATTTTTAGAATTTCTTTCACTAGCATACTGAGATGTGGAAGGTCTTGGAGCTATGGACTTCCAAAAAATTATGGAATTTGAAAGACCCAAAGTCTGTTGATCATACCAATCTACTACTGTTGTTGAGGAATCTATTGCTAATACACCTTCTCCAGCAGGATTGTCGGATGTTGTACCATCACTACCACCTCTGCTAAAAGTTCCTACTAGAGTAGTATTTCCGAGAGAAACTGGAGAAGCAGATGCAACTATAATTTCAGTAGTATTGACGCCAAG